TATCATCTAAAGTAGTTGGGTAAGCACCTCTTAAAGTATAACTTTTTAGAGTTGCGCCATTTCTATCTAAATGGTCAACAAATACATCAACTTGATAGTCAACAGGATTTGTTAATCCTTCGTTGTCCGTCATGTTGTTTATACCGTTCATCCATCTTTCAAATGCTCTGTATAATTTAAAGTCAGTATCGTTTAATACCGTAATTGTCCAAGGTTCAAATGTTCGATCCCCAGCGATATTAAGTTTTCTGCCTCTAAAATCAACAGCCACATTACCTAGATTTTGTCCAGGTATAGCAGTTGCTTTACATAAAAAAGCAAGATCAGATGTTTCACCACCTACAGCAGCGTAACCAGGAAAAGGTAAAGTTACCTTAAACTGATTGGCACGTGCTCCACCGCCTCTTAAACGAGATTTGAATTCATTAATATTTGGCATAGTATTTTCTCCTCTCTATGATTAAGCGCCTGCTACTTCAGAAAAGGATACACCTGTTCTTGTAGCAATAAAGTTAAGTTGAATGAAATTGATAGAACGATTAGGTTTGATAAAGATATCAGCTCTAAATTCGTTTCTATCTATAACATCGCCTGTGTTGTTTGAATCGTCACATACAACAGAAAAGTCCGTCATACCTCTTCTGCCTTGTACATCTCTTAAAAAAGGTTCTACTAGATTTCTAAATTGTGCTCTAGTGAATTCATCATTGAATTCAAATAGTTGAAATTTAGCAGCAGTAGAAATTGCCTTCTCTAATACAATAAACAATCTTCTAACATTTATTCTGTCAAAAGCACTAGGTTTAGATTGTGCAGTTTTATCGCCAAACAATACCGTACCTTGTCCAGGAAATGATACAACAGGATTTACTCTTGATTTGTATAATTCATCTCTTTGAGTTTGGTTAGGATTGAATGCTAATTTAACAGCACCTCTAATTTGACCTCTATTGAATCCGCCTGGTGAAAACCATGCGTCTGCAATACTGTCAGTTCTAGCACAAAGACCAGCAGTGTCACCGTTTAGTGGCACATATCTGTAAACGTCATTGTATCTGTCGTATTGGTATTTGTAACCACTATCAATAACGGCATAACTTGTTGATGGTAAACCATCAGCAAATCCTACTACGTTTTGAGTTTGTGTGATTGCATTTGCAACACCAACTACGTCTGCTCTTGCAGGTGATATAAAGGCAACACAATCTTTTCTTGCTGTTGCGATATCCATAACAGCAGTCGCTTTTGTGTCTCCAGTTGCGTCAGCACCTGTTTGAGAAGGTCCACATATTAATAAACTTAAATCAACATTATCAGCGTCATTAAATTTTTCGTATGCAGTAGCAATCTCAGCATTAGTAGCAACGTAATCGTCTGTTCCACTTGCTAATGAGTAAGTCTTCACAACAAAAGCGTCACCTTGAGTGTTATCAAAAGTTTGACCTGTTTTTGCTGAACCAGCATTTGCGAGTGTAGTTTCGTGATCCATTACATACACAAATTTAGATTGTGAGTAAATTACATCAGCATAGTAATTTGAATTACCAGAAGCGTCTTTAGCGTCTGAAGCCTGCGAAACACCAGGAAAAGTTTCTAAAAGTTCTCCTGCAGTTCCTGTGATTCCACCGTCTTCGTCTAATACCGCTATATGCATTTCGTCTAGTGATCCGCCAGCATTAGATACGTCATCTGAAGTTGTTGGTGGATTATCAAAATTGAAATAGTATTCCCAATGTCTTAGGAATTTAGCATTGTCAACAACAGCGTGTCTTAATCCACCTGATTCTGTTTGACCAGTTGCAGGATTAAATCTTGCGATTGTTAAAACGTGTGTAGATATACTTGTTACCTTGTAAAAGAATCCAGAAGGTGCACCATCAGTTGAAGGTACATTACTTGTGTCACCGAATTCTAATATGTCTCCTACTTGCGTTAGAGAACCATCATCAACAGTAATTGTTGTGTCTCCAATAGCAGCAGCGTTATCGTTTACTAGATTACCACTCATTGAGTGTGGTCCAAAAGCAGTAGAGTTTGAACATACAGATATTTTAAGATTGTTTCCTAAAGTACCTGGTTCTCTAGCAGCGTAAGCACCTACGTTAGCACCAAAACTAGCAGCGTGACCGTAGTTGTCTAGGTAATCAGTTGTATTTTTTATTATGATAGCAGTTCCTGATACACAAGCATTTACCACACCTGTGATAGGTCTTACTACCTTTAGATTGTTTCCGTATCCTAAAAAGTTAGCAGCACAAAAGAATTCTTCAAAGTTAGATGAATTTGGTTTTCCAAATATGTCAACTAATTCAGTTTCAGAAGAAATTGTTGTAATTTCATCTATTGGTCCTTTTGCAGCCGTCAAAACGATACCACCAGAAGANGTTGATACTGCTGGTATAATATTCGTTAAGTCCTTTTCAGTTACCAAAACACCTGGTGATACTTGAAAAGCCATAGTTTTTTCTCCTTAATATTAATATTAATCTTTATTAGTTATAACCCTTTGTAGATATTTATTATAATCCGTTTCTTTACTACTCACCCTTTCGGTATGTCACAGGAGACCATCTTACACCTGCGTCATCAAAAAACGAGTTATCATTACCCTCTGGATCGTTTAATCCGTCATCTATAAACCCAAAAGGCGCCATATCTGCCTCAATTGCGTTTTGTTGTTCAGTAAACATTTGACCTCGTACATCAAACATTTGTCAATTCTTTGAAATATCTTTGATTTGCCATCCAAGAAAAAACAACTAAACACATTACTAAATCATCATTNGCACCTTGCTCTGCTTCAAAAAGATTTTCCACGAGCAAATAAAAGTAGAGAGTTCCGCAATTACGTCAAAAATCTTGAATTACTAGTTTATCAGATTCTATCAGACTTTTCAGATTTGAAGTTCCGATTTTTTTTGTACCCTTTGTCATTCTTAAACCTAATTGATTACCACGACCACTAAAGCCTCCACCTAATACTTGACCTGCTCTACCTCGTTGTGTAACCATCATCATATTATCATACTCAAGCTCAAATTGCATTGCGTCTGCTACTTGTTGTCCTAGATCGTTTATCTCTATTAACACATATGCTTTGTTATAATGTTCTCCTACTTTTTTTAATATGTTAGGAAATACAATAGGTTTGATATCGTGATTTCTATACTTTGCAACTATCTTATAAGGTGCCTTTGTTGCGTCAACTACTATAAAAGCAGAATAGTCATTATTAACTCCTCTTGCAACGTCAACAGTTATAACATAAGTGTGACCTTTTTTAGGCATTTCATAAACATCAAGTCCGCCAGGACTTCTTTGTGGGTTTACAACTGCCATAGTTTTAAGTTTACTAGGATTAATAAGTGTATCAATACTTCCTAAAAACTCACACTCAAACTCGGTTTGAAATTGTGCCTCACTAGTGTTTCTGATTGTTTGTATCTTCCATTCTTCATCACGACCTGGTACTTCTGACCAATGTACTTCAATAGGTACATAATCATTTCTTTTATTATTTGCGTCCATCCACAACTTATAAAACATATTCATTCCGTGAGGTGTAGATACTATCATCACCTTTGATGATTCTCCAGAAGATATTGTAGGATAAACTGAACTAAAAAATTCTTCGGCAATGTTGTTGGGTACATAGGCGAACTCGTCTAGGAAAATAATGTTAAAGGTACTTCCCCGAACAGCACTAGAAGATGTACTCGCCGCTACGATTCTACTTCCGTTTTCTAATTCTAGGGAACCTTTGTTCCAATTAAGAACGCCTTGTTGCATCCATTTCGGCAAGTGCTCGTAAGCCAATTGCAATCGCCCTAATAAATCCCTTGCCGTAGAAGATTTGTTGGCTAGTATTGCAACATTCACATTATCGTTAAATAAAACGTAATGTAAGAGGTAGGATATAATGATAGTTGACTTTCCACTTTGTCTAGGTAATTTGCAAATTGTAAACCTATTGTCGTGAAAAGTATCTACCATCTTCCGCTGAAAGTCATACATTTCAAAAGGTATNANACCTTTATCAATNGTGACTATTCTTAAATATGTTTCTATAAAATATTTAGGATTGTCTAAACACTTCATCACTTCATCTACTTGTTTAGGTGTAAATCGTGATTTTGTGTGTGCTTTCTTTAGATTAGGATTTCCTAAATACTGATCTAATTTTGTCATTATTTTTTATCTTTATTTTTCTTTATCATCTTTTGTAGTTCGGTTGTTGAACCTACAAATAAAGCATTAGTGACATTTTTTGGTCCTAATTCTTTTACATCTTTAATCTTTTTAAGTTTATCTTGCAAGTCTAATAAGTTTTGTGCAATCTCACTTTGCGTTTTAATTAATTGACCTGCCACTTCATATGCTCTAGGATGTTCTCCTTCTTTTGCAAGATTTAAAATACCATCTATTGCAGTATTACCTTTCTCTAACATTTTGTAGAGTTCGTTTCTACCAGTATCAAAGTCTGTATCAACTTCAGCATTTTCTGGTGCAACTGGTTTAGGTGGTTCGTTTGCTATTTCTAAAGGATTCTTTTCTTCCTTTTTTTCTAAAACTTTATCAGCGATGTTTAGTACTTCATTTAATTTGTCATCAATATTACTCATTTTAAAACCTTATGTTATGTATCGTTACCAGTTTCCTCATCATAGTTTTTACCATCATTAAAAAATTCTAATGTGGTCGTGTATGTATAACTATCATCTTTATCAGCACCTGTTGGATTAGGTGTAACCGTGACTCTTTGTGACCTAGATGGATTTTTATCTTGGGTATTAGTGTACATATCAGCTTCTACATTTCTAATTATAGCACTTGAAGTTATTGGTCCATACAAATATATTTTTGCAGTAAATTTTAGTGTGTATATAATTCTTCTTCTTTCTGTCAACGCACCTGTATAACTATCTTCGTAATCAACACTTTCTAATATAAACGGTATATCTCTTTTTGTATCCATATAACTTCTATCCATAATCATAGTTACCGTATAGTCTGGTTGAAAGTATGGAAGTATTTGTTCTATAACTTGAAGACCGTCATCTGAATTAGCAACAAAAACATTTAAGTCAAAAGTTACATCATAAGGCACAGGCATATATTGTGTGTTTAAAGTTTTTTCATCACCACTTGTATTTTTAGCAACACTTATTCTTTGATTTTTATTTAACTTACGAGTTGCGTCATAAGAATAACCAGTGATATCAAAGGACATACGAGGTAGAGTAATCGCCACTTTTGAATCGTCTCCAGTTAAATTTGCTTGTTGATCTAACCTTGCTATAAATTTTTCTTTTGGTGCATATGAAAGAGGCACTCTAATTACTTGTAAAGGATTCCCGCTA